GTGAACTGGTTAACAGAATATGCTCCTGACGTTCTTTTATATGCTTCGCTACTTGAAGCCACGCCTTTCTTGAAAAATGATGAAAGAGTACAAATGTGGCAGGGTATGTACGACCGTGCTGCTCAGGCATTAAATGGTGAAGACTTAGGTAAAATAATGGACAGAGCCGCAAATAGGAGTGAATCATAATGCCTAATTATACCGATGTCTTTGGTGGGGCCAACATATACCCTAGCGAAATAAGCTACAGTTCAGTTGCTTTAAGCGCCAATATCGTATTAAGCTGGCCGGAAGAAACGTCCACTAATGTTAATCTGGCTACTCGTATTATGGACGTCACCCCTAGCTCCACTGGGTTTACCATAACTTTGCCTGACGCCATGAAGAGCGGTACAGGTAATACCATACTGTTTAACAATAAAGGAAGTGACACGTTCACTGTATTAAACGCTGGGGGTACGCAAGTAGGTACTATCGCCAGCGGTCAATTATGGCAGATATATCTAACTAATAACACTACTTCTAACGGAACTTGGGAACTGCTTCAATACGGAGCTACAACTTCCAGTGCAAATGCGTCTGCTCTTGCGGGAACAGGTATAGTGGCTGTAGGAGCCTTACTTTCTCAATCAGTCCCCATTACTGCGTTTAACAGCAATTTCACAACAAGTGCTGACTCCAGAGCTATGATGTTTAATTGGACAGGAGCCGGAGGCACGTTAACCCTTCCTGATCCTACTGTGGTTACAAATAACTGGTTTATTTACGTTAGAAACTCTGGATCAGGGCAGCTCGCGGCCACTCCTCCAGGCTCTACCACTGTCGACGGAGTTTCTCCCTTAGCTTTTCAACCAGGAGAATCAGCAATCTTAGCCTGTGACGGCTCAAACTTTTATACAATCGGGTTCGGTCAATCAGCCACTTTTGCTTTTGATTATACAGTTATTGATGTACCTGGAAGCGGTGATTACACATTAACAGGGACCGAGCTCAATAGGGTAGCTTACCGATTTACTGGCATATTAACTGGGGCCAGAAATATAATTATACCTGCCACTGTTCAACAATATTGGATAGATAATCGAACTACTGGAAGTTACACGTTTACAGTTAAAGTTTCTGGTCAAACTGGAGTTGTGTTAGCTACCAATGAAAGGGGTATCTTTTATTGCGATGGAAGTGACATAATTGATGCCGACACCGCGACAGTTTCGCTACCCCTGCAAGTTAATCAAGGTGGTACGGGGGCTACTTCTGCGGGTGGAGCGCTGATTAACTTAGGGGGAACTGCGACAGGTATAGCTGTATTTGAAGCCGCTAACCAAGCCGCTGCCTGGACAGCTTTAGGGGTGGCTCAGGCGGGTAATATTAATGGGGGTACGTTCCCATAATGCCTATTCAAACAGCAGTTTTAAAGTCTTCTCCTGGTATCAAAAGAGACGGTACTAAATTTGAAGGGGACAATTACACTGACGGGCAATGGGTTCGTTGGCAAAGAGGCCTGCCCCGTAAAATAGGGGGCTATAAAACTACTCAAAAATATCTTCAAGAGTTGAGCAGGGGGTTCGCTTCTTTCACTCAAATGAATTATGTTTATTGCCATTCAGGAGGAGCTACTACACTAGACCGCTTCACTCTGGACGCAACAGGCAACAGTTCGATTGTCACTGACAGAACACCCACTTTACAGAATGCCTACGGTACAGTGACATTAATCGGTGGCGCGGGTTCTGTTGATATGATTGCCGTTAATGGCGTTGATGCTATGTCCGGCGCGGTGGCTTTTAATACCACAATTGATGAAACTGCGACTGATGTAGCTTCTAATATAACCGCATATAACGGCACGCCCAATTACACTGCCACAGCGAATGGCGCCGTAATTACAATCACTTCAGCCACTGCAGGCGATCAGGTTAACGGTTTTGTTATCACAAACACATTAACTACTTTGACATCTACTATTGTAAACATGAATTACGGTTCAGACGCACTAATAGACAGCGTGTACAATCTGTGGATGTTTGATGTTCAATATGATTCATCAGCCAGTCAAAATTATTTAATAGCGCATGTTTCACCTAATTTAGAGTGCGTATGCAATGATCAAAATGGTCAGATATTTTTCGGAGAAGTATTAGGAACTGGGATATTACAAAGTGTAGTGCTGCCTGCGGGAGCAAATGCTACAGGCGGTATAGTCAGCCTACATCCTTACATGTTTTATTACGGCACTGACGGTATAATAGGGTGGTCAGTTGCGGGAGAACCCACGGATTTAACCAGTGCCGGCTCTGGCCTCGCCAGGGTGTGGGGGCAGAAAATAATAAAAGGCCTCCCAATGAGAGCTGGCTCAGGCACAGCTCCTGCTGGCTTATTCTGGGCGTTTGACGCAGTTCTCAGGGCTACGTTTACCGGAGGCGCGACCGTATTTCAATTTGATGTGATTGCCACTGGAACGTCTATTATGTCTCCACAGTGCGTAGTTGATTATGACGGTGTGTTTTATTGGGCTGGGGTAGATCGTTTCTACATGTTCAACGGAGTAGTTAGGGAAGTACCTAACACAATGAACTTAAATTATTTCTTTGATGGCATAAACACCAATCAGCAGAGTAAATGCTTTGGTTTTCAGGTGCCCAAGTATGGTGAAATTTGGTGGTGCTACCCTAAAGGCACTGCCACAGAATGCACTCATGCCGTCATCTTTAATGTTAGAGAAAATACATGGTATGACACGCAGCTTCCTAATATTGGGCGGTCAGCAGGGCAGTTTAATAATTCTTTCGCGGCACCTCTGTTAACAGGTGTTGAGCAAGCTACTGGGGTAGGCGGAACAGGATATAGAGTTTGGCAGCATGAGTTTAAAGTTGATGAATATGACGGGCCTCAAGTTAGGCCTATAAAATCTTATTTTGAAACTTCAGACTTATCTACCTTAATTTCAGGCACCAATAAGTATTTGCGTGTCACCACCTTAGAGCCTGATTTTGTTCAAAATGGAGACATGACGGTTAATGTTACCGGCAGGGCCAATGCAAGAGCTCCTGAAGTAGTAGGTACAACATTCACGTTTCCTGCTGAAGCATCTCAACCCTATGAGCAAATCGTCATGTTAAAAGAACAGCGCCGAGAGCTTAGAGTTAGGTTTGAGTCTAATTCATTGTACGGCGATTATCAAATGGGTCAAATAATTGCTCACTTTGATAGCGGAGATGGGACGGACTTAGGATGACATTAAACACCGGATTAAGCGTAACCCTGCCCGTAGGAATAGGTTTACAAGATTGGGCAGACTGCCTGATCACAGACTTTAGTAATTTTGGTGCGTATTATCCTTTGGAAGACCCTGCGAAGTGGCAGGACTGGGCCACTCAATATGACAGAGCTACGAATTTAGTAGAAGATTTTCCAGATCCTTACGGCTATGGGGTCGGTCAATGGAGGGAATGGGCCGAGAGGTTTGTACAGAGCACGCTATGAAGTATATTGGTGATAATAACGAAGGCGCAGCTGAAAAATGGGCTAGATCCAGACTGGGGTTAAAGCAAGCTCCTGACGTATTTAAAGCTCTTTCAGCTGTAAATTTCAATAATGAGTTTACTTGTGTCGTGTTATTGACTAATTTCACTAAGAGAAACATAGATTTGAATATAGCTGGAGACAGAGGCTGGGCGACCCCTAAATTAACTCTAGACTTATTTAATGGAGTCTTTAGTACGATATTTAATAAATTAGGGGCTGTCAGAGCGACCGCTCTTATATCAGAAGATAACGTATTAAGTCAAAGATTCGTTAAACATCTAGGGTTTACTGATGAAGGTAGAATGCGTAAGGCGTATGAGGATGATAAAGACATGTTGATATTTGGCTTGTTAAAAGAAGAATACATGTCTCATGATTGGTGTAGGAGTTAAAAATGATTGAACAAAAATTAATGGAGTTCGCTAGCGCCAGTCCTGACTTCGCAGTCGGTGTTGAAGAAATAAGCCGTCGACTCTCAAGTACTCCCATAGTTGCTGAAGATTTAATTGAAGCAATTCAAATGTTAGAAATTGCTTTGCAAGAACCTAGCTCTTATTCTGAAATGGTTCAAGCGGCTATAGCTGATGGTCTTATTGATCCAGGCGACGCACCTGAACAATTTGATGCTGTTTTTATTATTTCGCTGTTACTTGCTCTTTATGGTCTGCGTGACAGTTTAAATGCTCAAGGTATGGCCAGAGGCGGTCTAATGGTGGGGGGACGCCACGTTGCTAATCAGGGCCAAGGTGGCGACAGCATGCTGGCCCACATCAATCCTCGTGAGGCTGAGATACTCAGAAGGATGGGCGGCCAAGGCACTGTGAACCCAAACACTGGTATAGCAGAATATAAATCACTTAAAAAGATACTCAAAACTGTACTTCCGGTAGCTCTTGCAATATTCGCACCTGGACTTGGCACTGCAATTGGTACGGGCTTGGGCCTAAGCGGCACCGCTGCGGCAGTTGTAGGCGGTGGCATACTCGGAGCGGGTACGTCTGCTATTACTGGAGGAGACCCACTTAGAGGTGCCTTGATGGGCGGTATTAGTGGGGGTGGCGGTGCGTTAGCTGGTAACTATGTTAATGAAGGTTTAAATCTAGGACTGTCTGCTCCTATGGCGGCGACACTTGGTAGTAGTTTAGTGGGTGGCGTTGCCGGAGCCGTTTCAGGAGATGGGTTTGCTCAAGGTGCTCTTCAAGGCGCAGGTGGACAACTTCTTAAAAACATTGCACCGCAGGGCACGCCTACAAACGCATGGGAAGCAGCGTTACAGTCAGGGGTGAATACCACAGGTAATATGTTGACCGCAGGTTACACTCCAAAGGAAGCTGCTCAGAGCGGATTGACTGCGGGTATATTCAGCGGTGCTCAGGCTTATTTGAAACCGTCAGATGCGGTGACTGCAGAAATAAAAAAGAACGCGCCCAAAACAAATTACGAAACCCTTACGGGTGAGCGTTATGTACTGGATAACGGTGAACTGCTAGATCTTCAAGCAGAATACACTGGTGTCGAAGGCTCCGATATGGCGACTGGTAATTTCAACGGGGACCTTTATATTAAAGGTATTAAACAAGCTCCTGGAACAATTCCTCCGGTCGCTACTAATACTAACACAATAAACACCACAGGTGATGCTGTAGCCACTGGTGACCAAGGGATGCTTTCAAAAAGTTGGGACTGGGCAAAAGCTAATCCGCTGTCGGCTTTAACATTAGGAACTACCGCACTGAGTGCTTTAGAGGGTGAACCTGATATTCAACAAGCTGTCAGTACTATGAGTCCTGAACAGCAAGAATATTTCAACAGACCCTTAACATATACTGACTGGAGTAAAGTAAGATTAGACGCTAATAATGCAAACCAGACAATAAGTCAGTATTTAAATCAAAATTTAAGCAAAATACGCTCAGGGTTTTATGACACAGCGGCACCTCAAGGAAACTACAGAGGCGGTCCAATAAAAAGAATGAACATGGGTGGCTTGAGTCAAATGTCCAGGTATGTTGAAGGACCAGGGACAGGTAGGTCAGACGATATTCCTGCGTATTTGAGTGACGGAGAATATGTTATAGACGCTGAAACCGTAGCGATGCTAGGAGACGGTTCAAATAGGGCTGGTGCAGATAAGTTGGATGGGTTTAGAAAAAATGTCCGTATGCATAAAGGCGGTAATTTAACCAAAGGTAAGTTTAGTAAAGATGCTAAATCACCACTTGAATACATGAGAGGAATAGCATAATGAGTTTATTTCAGGGCACTCCGCAA